ATATTTAATAAGGATATGAGCTTGAAAGCAAAAGGATTATTGTGTCATTTGTTAGCACTTCCAGAAACTTGGGATTTGTATATAGAAGAAGTTGAAAAATGGCATAAAGACAAAAAAGATTCAATTTATAGTGGCTTTAAAGAATTAATGAGTCTTGGATATGTGCAAAGAATACAAAAAAGAGAATCTGGAAAGTTTAAGGGTTTCGATTATATAGTCTTTGAAAAACCGAAAATGGATTTGTCGGAAATGGTTTTGTCGGAAACGGAATATCCGCAACTATTAAATACTAATAATAAATTAAATACTGATATAATTAAAAAAAAGGTTTTTGATTTTGAAGAATTAGAAGAATTAAATGTTGAGGTATGGAAAAAATGGAGAGCTTATAGAAAAGAAACATTCCGTTTGACCTACAAACCAATTGGAGAAAAAGCTGCGATTGGAAAGCTGATGCGGCTATCTCAAGGATGCCACGAAGTCCAAGAGCAAATTATAAATCAAAGCATTGAAAATGGTTGGAAAGGTATTTTTGACCTAAAAGAACAAAAACAATCAAAAACAAAGAGCGCACTTGATAACTGGCAAAAAGCTCGTAATATTATAAACAATGCTTAATATTACCAACGAAAATAATATGGCTCTTATGAGTCGTTATTTAGACAACCATTTTGAATTAGCTATTGTTGACCCTCCATATAGAGAAAGTAAATATAATGATATGAATCAATGGAATAGAAAATACATAAAGAATGGTAGGTTAAAAGATTGGAACAACAAACCTAATCAACAATATTTTGATGAATTAATGAGGGTTAGTAAAAATCAGATCATTTGGGGTGCAAATAATTTTAATTTTGACTTTAAAGGATTTATTGTTTGGGATAAAAATATTGCTTTTGATATGAAATTTTCAATGTGTGAAATTGCAAGTGTTAGCGACCAACTATCAACTATTTCAAAAATGATTAAGATTAGGTGTCAAAATGCAGATAAAGTTAGAATACACCCAACTCAAAAACCTGTGGCTCTTTATGAGTGGATTCTGACGAACTATGCAAAGGAAGGAGATAAGATACTGGACACGCATTTGGGCAGTGGATCAATCGCTATTGCTTGTCACAATTTAGGTTTTGAACTTACAGCTTGCGAACTTGATAAAGATTATTTTGATGCAGCTATGAAACGAATAAACAATCACAAAAAACAAATAAGATTATTTTAATGGTTAAAAAACAACAAATTTGGTATCGCTGGAAGAATGAACTACCTAAACTCAAAGAAGAAGCAGTTGACATACTTTCTAGAACTTACTTAGAAATAGGACAAAAGCCAAGTGTTGAGGACATTGTTACAATGGCAAACATTCTAGTTGATGATTTAGCCAATAACACTCAATTCAGCACAATGACAATGGAGGATGTGTCAAGGGGTTTTAGAGAGGGTGTGAGAGCTGGAGATGAAGCAAGTGTCTTTTTAAATGTTAGAACTTGGAATATATGGTTACGTAAAGAAAAACAAAAGGTTGCAAAAAAAGTTATTGAATTTCATAAACAACAGGAACTTGAAATAATTGAAAACGCTCGTTTATTGGGCGCAACTATTAACAAAGCAAAATTAATAAAATGAAAAAAGGACAATTGAAACTGGAAACAGTTAGAATTTTAGAAGCAGTATGTAAATACATTATTGACAGCAAAAATGATTACGACAGCCAAGACTTGAAAGCATTATTTTCAGAAGCGCTTGCTTATTACGATCTCTATTTACTGAAAAAAAATAATAAAAAGTTGGAAGCTGAAAAACTTGAATCAATGCTTGTGCCAAAATGGGAGGAAGGTTTGAGGGCGGAGATAAGACAATATTTAGATGAAGTATGAAAGCCAAAGAGAAAGTAAAAATATTACTCAATAAATATCCACACTTCAAAGACTCTGACAATAAACTTATTGCAGCTTATTGGTTTGAAGAATTAAAAAGAAAAGGATTGAATCCAGATAAAATAAATGTTTTGGATTTCCTTCATTTATTCGCTGATTCTAAAATTACAAATCCAGAAACAATAAGAAGGTCAAGAGCAAAATTACAAGAAGAAGATTCATCTTTGAGAGGTAAAAACTACTCATTAAGAAAAGGAGCTATCCAAGACAAATGGAGAAAAGATTTAGGATATGACAATTACAAATGAAGATAATATGCAACTAATGTCAAGGTATGAAGACAATTACTTTGATTTAGCTATTGTAGATCCTCCATATAAAAATGATACTAGCGGCTTAAAGGTTGGTTACAATAAAATACAAAATAGATGTAACTTTAGTTATGAACATTTTAAACCCCCAAAGCAAGAATTTTTTGCAGAACTTTTTAGAGTGTCAAAAAATCAAATTATTTGGGGTTTTAACTACTTCCTCAATCTGCTGCATAATACTGATTATGTGATTGTATGGAATAAATATCAAAAGGCACACTTTAATGAATGTGAAGTTGCTTGGTGTTCTATTAAAAAATCTAGAGTATTTGAAAGGAACTTTGAAAAAGATAGGTACAATAAAATACATCCAACACAAAAACCAGTAAAACTATATGAATGGCTCTTGATGAATTACGCAAAGAAAGGACATAAGATACTTGACACGCATTTAGGCAGTGGATCAATCGCTATTGCTTGTCACAATCTTGGTTTTGACTTAACAGCTTGTGAGCTAGACAAAGAGTATTACAACGCAGCTATGCAAAGAATAAATAATCACAAAGCACAAAAAAGACTTTTCTAATGGCTAAAACAACAACAGCCAAACTCAAGGCAAAGCTAGACAAGCTCTTTAGCGAATACATAAGGAAAAGAGATAGCGACCACAGAGGTATTTGTAAATGTATTTCTTGTGGCAAAGAAGCCCCAGCTTTTGGGGGATCAATACACGCTGGACACTTTATGAGCAGAAGGCATTTAGCAACTAGGTGGGATGAAAAAAATGTGAACGGACAGTGTGCGGGCTGCAATACTTTTCGAGGTGGTGAACAGTATAGACAATCAATTGGAATAGATAAAAAATGGGGAAAGGGAACATCAGCAGAGTTAGAACAAAGGGCGCATATTGTAGTAAAATTATCAAGAGAAGAGTATCAAGAAGCAATCGCAAACATTAAGCAAAAGATTAGTGAACTCAATTAACATTGAGGTGTTAATATTTTTTAACATCAAAGATTGGATTCTCGAATCAATATTTTATATTAGCAACAATGACAAAGATTAGTACAATATTTGAAGGAGGCATTGCAAAGGTTGCAACACTTGCAGACGGATCATTATCTCTTACGATACACACGCAAGAGCTTCCAGAGGAAACAATGGTGCGACTATTTAATTTAAGAAAAAAACCAGGAATGGTCTTAATTAGTTCAGACGGTATAAACAAAAAAGAAGTTGAAGAAGTAGAAAAGTTTACAAGTGATTTTGAAGTTGGAAGTAAAACTCCAAGTCAAAGATTACGAGCTGTACTTTACAGAGTTTGGGAACAAACAGAGCAGACTTACGACTTTCCTATTTGGTATGAATCACAGCTTGAAAGAATTATAAATAAATACAAAGCTACGCTCGATGCCTAGAAGAACGCTATCTCAACTGATTTGGAAACGCACGAAAAACGGAGCTGAGTTGAGATTGCCTAAAATTATAAATACTGATGTTGGCTTTCAATTAATGTTTGGAGAATCAGAAAGCCACAATGAACAAACACAAAAGGAAACAACCAACGCTGAAAATTATTATTGTAAAACTTATATAAATGTGGAACATTTTAAGACATTTGTTTAGAATAACAATCGGAGTTATCATTCTTTTTCTTATGCTTCCAATAGTTGTTGTTTGGTTTAGTTTTTTATTCCTTAAATTTGTAATCGAATATGAGACTCAAGGCAGTATTAGAAGTTAGTATAATTATACAAGAGAATGAAAGTATTGAAGAAGCCAACGGAAGAGCTATTGAAAAGCTTATAGAGGTCGTAGATGAATGGATAAATGAAAAAGACGGATTGACACCGTATATTAAAATTGAGTACGATGTTGACTTTGATTATATAAAAGATATAAAAATATTGAACTGATGCCAAAGTTACCAAAAGGAAAACCCAAAAGCTGGATTGCTAGTAGTAAAAAGAAAACACGATTTACAGAAAAGCACGTTTCAGAAAACTCTAGCTTTTACCAAAGTAGTGCTTGGCGCAAAGTGAGAAAAGCATATTTCTCAATGAATCCGATTTGCAAATGGTGTGAAGAGGAAGGGAGAGTGACAGAAGGAAAGATTGTCGATCATATTATTGAAATCAAAGACGGTGGCGAAAGATTAAGCTTTGATAACCTACAAACGCTTTGTCAAGTACACCACAATCAAAAAACAGCTTGGGCTAAAATGAAAAGAAGAAATGAGCAAAAGTAAATATTATTACGATTATACAAGAAACACGGACACTCCTATAATAGATGATAGAGTTCCTTACTATTACAAAGGGAGACAGGGATATGAAGCACGCAAGGTTTGTGACAACTTTGACTTACCCTATCATTTGGCAACCGCCACAACTTATATAATAAGGAGCTATCATAAACATAAAACGCCAATCGACTGCCTAAAAAAAGCAATCGCTCACATACAATTTGAAATAGAAAAATATGAGCAAGACAATCAATAAAATAGTATGGGAAATTTTTATTGAAAAAACAATGGGACAAGAGAAATCAAATGTCTATACTGAAAGACTAAAAGAATATTCAGAAGATATGTGCTACATTGTTTACACCAATATACTATATAGACTAGACAGGGGCGAAAACATAAACGATATTAACTTTGAGGATGTGTTACCAAAAGAAATGACGCAGACAAACAACCAGGGGGGGTCAAAAGTATAACGCATAACAGCGACCAAC